AAGGTTCAAAATGATTTTTAATAATGTCATCCTAGTTTAATTGATATGGTTGATAAATGAGACTCCTGAAAGTCAAGCGTTTTTAAATAAACATCTTTGTCGAAATGCTCAAGATTTTTAAAAATATCGTTCATAACTTCAAGATAAATACCTAAAGAAATTCTGTTTTCGCTGTCCATTCGCTCCAGCGCTTTAGTTTGGATGGCGACTTCTTGAGAAATAGACGCAGACTGTTGGCGAAGTGTAATAACTCGCTCTTTGTCGCCCACCGCTTTTGCCGATTTAACCTCGATATTAATTTCGAGCTGTTGGTCTGTTAATTCGCTAATGAGCTCCTTAATTTTTGAAGCCCTATTTTGCGAGCTATTCATATTGGCATCTCGCACAGACTTCCAATTCCCTTTTTCAACCCAATCGCCAATAGTCTTTTCAGAAACATTTACTATATCTGAAATTGCTTTGGCCGTAAATCCTTGATTTGTGTAGTAATCAAAAGCGATTCTTTTCTCTTTTTCCTTTGCCATACTGTTATTTCTATGGTACAAAGTTGTTGTAATCAGCTGTAAAAATTCAATTGGCTTTATAGTTCGGTATCTGTATTTAACTAATTCAGTAGTTGTGCATTACTGATTAAGAACATCCTTTTTTTTACGATGAGTTAAAACCTAAACTTTGTCATCTCAAAAAGGATAAAAAACTAAAATTTAATGCCGAAACCTAGAACATTTATAGAAGCGTCTGCAAGTGGAACAACTGGAACCATCAGAATTGTTGACCGTATTAGTGAATATTCCCAAAGTTCATCTTCTACAATTAAAACAATTGTGGATGAGTATTTGAAAACGGGTGTTTCCGATGTAGAAGTGTATATAAATAGTGCGGGCGGAAATTGTTTTGAAGCCACAGAAATGTGTAACGATTTGAAACGACTTCCAAAGGTTACTATTAAAATTGGCTCGGTTGCCGCTTCTGCTGCAACCTATTTTATGACACAGTTTCCAAGTGTCGCTTTTCCAAACTCTCAAATAATGATCCATCGTCCAAAGTTGGGAACTTATGGCGATGTCGTCACTATTAAGGCGGATTTGAAGTTGCTAGAAAACACAACCGAAGATTACAAAACTGCTTATTCAACTAAAATGAATAAAACAGTAGAACAAATCGAGGAGTTTTTTGCACAAGGCGACTATTGGATGACTGCCAATGAAGCTAAAGTTCAAGGACTGTTGGACACGATTTTAGAGCAAACCGAAGAGGTAACAGCCGAGAGTATTAAACTACTTGAGGCCGTTGCCGCTCCAGTAATTCCCGTAATTAATAACGAAACCCATAAAAAAATGGAAAGAAAACAACTGATTAGTAGATTAAAACTTTCGGCAGATGCAACCGATGCGGAAATCGATGCGGCTTTAACGGCTCTTGAAGCTAAAGCGTCCAAAACGGACACTTTGGAGGCAAGTGTAAAAGCAAATCAAGAAGCACAGGCAACCGCATTGGTAGATCAGGCAATTTTAGACAAAAAAATTACAGCCGATCTAAAAGACAACTACTTGAAATTGGCTAATGCTGATTTTGAAGGTACAAAGACAATTCTTAACGCTATGCAAGGAGTTACTAAAATTTCTGCGGAAATAGAAGAAACTGGAGCATCGGCTACAGGACGTGAAAAATGGACTTTAGAAGATTTTCAAAACAACGACCCTGAGGCATTAATGGAAATGATGTCCAAAGAACCTGAAAGATTTAAAAAACTCGAAGCGGCTTACTTCGGTTAAATCGGTTATTCCATAAGTCAAGAAATTATAAAAAATTAAGTAAAACCAAAATTAGAAGGCGGCTTACTTCGGTTAAATCCTGTATTACCTAAGTCAAAAAAAAGTAAAAAAGTAAAAAATTAAGTAAAACCAAAATTAGAAAAATGAGAAATCAGTTTAAAGGACTTTTTAAAGTCGTATTTTTATTAGCCCTGTGTTTGGGCGCATCTTTGTTGGCGAATGCCTTTGGTATGAACGACCATCACGTACAAATGGCCGCTGTAACTCCCGTTGCATTGCCAGTCTTGAATCAAACTGCAGAAAAGGAAATGATTAAGAAATTCCGCCACGATAACACCTGGTTGGGAGCTTTGAAAAGTAAGCAAAGTTGGGTAAATAATGACGTAATTAAAATCCCAAAGCGTGGTGCCGCACCAACAGTATTAATTAATAATAGCGTTTATCCTATTGTTTCTGCAGGTAGAGATGACTCTCACGTAGTACTTTCTTTGAACAAATACGAAACTACAAATACAACCGTAACTGCGGCTGAATTATATGCATTGCCATACGAGAAAGTTTCTGACGTTCAAGAGCAACACAGAGAGGAATTGGAAGATAAAACAAGCCAACACGCCCTACACTCTATCGCGCCAAACTCAAATACAGGAACTACACCAGTTTTAGTGTGTACAGGTGCACCGGATGCAAACGGACGACCAACATTAAGAGCTAAGGATGTATCCAACTTAAAAAGAAGGTTTGATAAGTTATTAGTTCCTAAAGAAGGTAGAATATTGGTTTTATGTACGGATCACGTTGCCGATTTATTGGACGAAGACAAAACGTTTACAACCCAATACCATAACGCAATTGATGGCGTACTTTCTAAAAACTTCTACGGATTTACAATTTATGAAAGTACCTACAACCCAACTTATACTGCAGGTGTAAAAGTTGCTTTTGGAGCTGTGGACGGCGCACAAGTAGCATCAATTGCTATGCACTCTAAAACTTGTTTCAAAGCATCGGGTACAGTTGTTCGTTATGCGAGAGCCGCAGAACAAGATCCAGAAAACAGACGACACACAATCGGTTTCGAGCTTTACTTTATTGGTATCGCCATTCGTGATGAAGGTGTAGCCGCTATCATAGGATAGACAGTCTGATTTATTTAAAAAGGCAGTCGAAGCCATTGCGGCTCGACTGCACCCTTAGGGGCTAAATCTTTTAAGAAATGAATGTAATTGTAGAAACTGCCGAAAAAGAAATTGGAGTAGTTGAAACTCCAAAAAACAGCAATAAGACCAAATACGGTAAGTGGTTTGGACTTGATGGAGTTGCGTGGTGTGGAATATTTGTTAGTTGGATTTATGCTCAGGCAGGAAAACAACTTCCAAAAATTGGATTTTTAAAAGGATTTGCAGGTTGTCAAACCGCTGTAGCCTTTTTCAAAAAGAAAGGTTGGATTACGACAAAGCCGGTCCCAGGAGATATTGTTTTTTTTGATTGGAACGCCGACGGTAGATATGACCACACAGGGATTTTTGTCAGGGGTATTGATAAAAAAACATTTGAAAGTATCGAAGGTAATACTTCATTAACTAATCAAAGTAATGGTGGTCAAGTAATGAGGCGCGTTAGGAACTACTCAGTTGCAATTTTTGTACACCCTGAATTATAGATAATGAAAAACGCAAACGCATACGCACTATTCAGCTGGTTTACTTCGTCAGTTCGCTTGCGCTCGTGTGGATTCCTCCTAATCATTCTTTGGATGACCAGTTGCTCAACGCGAAAAGTTGAAAGTTCAACAGTCAAAAAAGAGAATGAGGCTGAGCGATTGGAGGTCGAAAGAAAAGACTTGGAAGTAAAGGAAAACTCTAATGTTAAGGTTACCAAAGATGTAACTGAAACAGAGGACACAACTACAGAAAAGAAAACTTATTCGCCTGTAGACCCAACAAAGCCGAGTTCGTTTACAGACGATAACGGCAGTAAAAAAGAGTTGAATAATGCTTCTTATACAGAAGAAAAAACAACCTCAAAAAAAAACAAAAAAGGCACAACAAAAGCCGATTTATCTCAGTCGAAAACAACTAAAGATAAAGGATTAAAAAGTAATGGCACCAGGGCAAAAAGTAAAGAAGCAGTAAAGGGCAAAAATGCAAGCCGGACTTATTTTAGTTGGTGGTGGTTACTCCTCCTACTTATTCCAATTGGAATATATGTTTTTCGGAGGTGGCGCGATAAGATTTGGTGGGTTTAAAAACTATTTAAAAAACGAAAAAATGAACAAAGTATATTCAAAAAAAGAAATGAAAGCGAAAGCACAAGAAGTGTTTGAGCAGTATCCTTCAGAGGATAAAGTTTTCGCTCGAGAAGATGGTAACATTTTCTTTAATGAAAACTTGGCGGAACTTGGCAGAGGTAAATTAAAAGTCTACCCCTTCGACCGAAGCGATATCATCAAAACGGACAAACCCGTTGAAGATATTGATGTAGATGCAGAAAATGTAGATGGCACTCCATCAGGTGATGCTCCAGTAGTTGAAGTTCCTACCGTTGATGCTCCTGCAGTTGATGCTCCTGCAGTTGATAAAACTTTAGGTAAAAACGGCAAAAATCCTGAAACAAGAAACTCTAATACCAAGAAATAATGGCGGAATTATCAGGAGTAAAAATAGAAAAACTTCAAGGAGGTTTAGGCCGTAAAAACCCGAGTACGGACTCTCACTTTGCCTTAATTATTAAGGCTACAGGAAATGCCGCACTAGATGCGATTATTTCTAATGCAGGTAAAGGCTTGATATTAACCTCACTTTCTCAAGCGGAAAGTTTAGGGCTTACATTGAGTGCAAGTGCGAACGGTGCATCTCCTTTTTATGAGCATATCTCTGAATTTTTCAGACTAGCTCCCGAAGGAACGCTTTACTTATTTAACAACAAAACCGTTGCCAATCTTTTAGCTTTCATCAAAGAGAACAAAGAGGTTAAAGGTTTTGCAATCGTTGACGATTTTGGGGCGGCTACTCAAGAGGCTACAATTGCTCAATATCAATCAGGTATCATCAATGTATTAGCGACCGAAAACAGGTTGATTGATTTTGGTGTGATCGGTTGGAACAATTTCAACATTGCCAATGCAATTGATTTGACGGAGTTAGACGCTCCTCAAATTTCTGTTTTAGTCGTTGGTTCTGGAACGTCAGGCTTTGCGGCTGTAGGTGCATTTTTAGGAATGTTAGCCGTTCGTAAAGTAAATGAAAATGCTGGTTCTGTGGATATTCAAAACAAGCCACTTGAAAAAAGAGGCTCGTCAGACTATACATTGACTGACAAAAACAAAGGTTTATGGGTTAATCCAAAATTAACTGGAGGTGCAACAATCAGCTCATTGACAAAGGCACAATTAACCGATTTAGAGAGCAAAGGATACATTTATGCGGCATCGTATGAGGGTTATCCTGGTGCATTCTTCACGAACTCAAAAACGTGTATCAGTCAAGCATCCGACTACTGTTTTATCGAAAACAATCGCGTTTGGAATAAAGCGGCAAGAACGTTGAGAATTGCCCTTTTGCCAGAAGTAAAAGGAGTTGTCAAAAAGAACCCAACTACAGGGTTTATCAAGTCCACAACCATAAGCCGTTGGACAGGTATAGCCAACAAAGCGTTGGAGCAAATGGTTAATAATGACGAAATAAGCGGTTTTGAAAATTATATTAATCCAGCTCAAGTAGTTAATAGTACTCAGCCGGTAAAAATAACTTCAAAAGTAGTTATGGACGGCATCGTTCACGAGTTTGAAGTGGCTTTAGGTTTAACCAATTCAATAAATTAAGATGAGCACGATAGTAAATAAATTCGGTGTAATGCAGGGCTGGAACGCAGTTACTGCCAATCTTTTAGGTAGAGACCTAGAAGGAGTTACGGAACTCGCATACAGCGACTCGCAAAAAAAGGAGAACGTTTACGGAGCGGGAGCATTTCCCATTGGTCGAGGTCGTGGGAACTATGAGGCGAAAGCAACCATTACGCTTTTAAAAGAGGAGGTTGATGCTTTGAAACTTGCATTACCTGCAGGTAAAACAATTCAGGACATCGCTCCTTTTGATATTGTTGTGGAGTATGAAACTGAAAACGGATCTATCAAAAAAGATAGAATTCGCAATGCGGAGTTTATGGGCGATGGCGTTGAAGTAAAACAAAACGATATGAGCATTGCCACAAAATATGAATTATTAATCAGCCACATTGAGTGGAATGTAATCTAAAAAATATGCCAGAAGTTGAAAACAAAAAAGAGGTTATTGTTAAGCCATACACAGCGGAAGCGGTGGCGGAACACGAAGGCAAAGTAGGTGGAAAATCGAACTTGCGTGAAATTATCGTTACCGACGATGAAGGCGTAGATTTTTATTATTTGGTAAAACGCCCTAGTCGAAGCGTAATTCAAGCCATTACGAGTGCTAACGGCAAAAACGATATCAACGGAGCCTCAAAAATCTTGTTAGGATGCGTTTTAGAGGGCGATATGGAAGCCCTTGAAAATAATGGCGCAATGTATCTGGCACTTGTAGAAAATATTACAACTTTAATAAGCGGTGTTAAGAGCGAGATAAAAAAGCTTTAGAAGGGTCTGAACTTGACCCAGAGGACAAAGAGGACGAAAACCAATGGATAGAAAAAGTAAATGCTATCCTGCGGTTTTCTCTTAAAGTTAACCCCGAAGAGCTTTCCAATAAGGAATGGTCGAAGTTATACAATGAGTGGGCTTATGTGCGAAAAAAGGAAAATGAAGCGCTTGAAATAGTTATAAAAAACGCCCTCTTCGAATTTGGAAAGGCGTTCTTATCTCGATAACCTTTTTTGAGCTCTTTTGTTTAAAACCTTTTCAATTGCTTTAAGAAAAAATAAAACCACTTTCAAAAATTTAGGAACAATAAAAGTGTTAGCCAATAGTAGTGAAATAAAAATCACAAAGGCCATAATCACATAAAAAGTAAAAGTTTCATACATCGTTATACGAATTTGAGCAAAGATAATAAAAATGTCAAACGCAATTACAACTTGGGAACTAAAGTTCAAGGACTTAATTTCAAACTCGGTACAGAAAGTACAAGAGGTTGTAAATACGGCTAGTACACGAGTTGATAATTTAGGGGCTTGCTTTAAAAGATTAAACGCAATCGATTTGCAAGCTATATCGCAATCGGCTCAAAATTTAAACCAACGATTTGAAAATCTAAACGCACCTTTCATAAGTTACGAAAGCGGACTTGCAGAGGTTTCTGCCATTACGGGAGTTACCGGTGCGGCACTTGACGATTTGGGCGAAAAAGCCCGCAAAAGTGCCAAAGACTTTGGCGGAGAGGCAACGGATAGTTTGAACACTTATAAAACCTTGCTTTCCCGTTTAGGCCCTGATATTGCCAAATCGCCCGAAGCTTTAGAAAAGATGGAACGCAATGTTCGTACACTTTCTAAAACAATGGGTAACGATGCGGCAGGTTCTGTAGATGCTCTTACCACAGCGATGCTTCAGTACGGCGTAGACTTATCCGATCCTACTGCAGCTCAAGAAGAGATGACTCGAATGATGAACATTATGGCGGCTGGTGCAAAAGAAGGAGCGGCAGAAGTTCCAAGTATTGCGGCAGCTTTAAAAGTAGCGGGGGTCCAGGCCAAACAATCGAATGTTTCCTTTGAAGAAACAAACGCCGTTTTGCAAGCATTAGCCGCTGGTGGAAAAGAAGGCTCGGAGGCGGGTGTTGCTTTGCGTAATGTATTAGGTAAAATGGCTGGAGTAGATGTATTGCCTAAAGAAGCCGTTGAAAAATTAAGCCGATTAGGTGTTAATATGAATGTGGTTTCTAATACCTCGCTACCATTGACTACCCGTTTACGAGAGCTTAAAAAAGCACAAGGCGATGCTACAATTATGGCTCAAATGTTTGGTACTGAAAATGCGGCTGCTGCAAGTATAATGCTAAACAGTGTAGACGCTCAGGATGAACTAAGGAGCAAAATTGTAAACACCAATACTGCACAAGAACAGGCGGCTGTGATGATGGATACTACAGCCGAAAAGCAAAGCAGGCTTAACGCATGGTACAATGACGCTAAAATTGCAATAGGCGAATACACCGCAGCTTATTCTCCTTATGTAAGTGCTGGAGCAAATGCTATTAGTATTATGGCCGACGGAAAAAACGCTTACGAAGGATATAAAACGGCATTAAGTGGCGTAAAAACAATGCTAGGTTTAACAGCAGATCAATCCTTAATAAGTGCGGCAAAAACAAAAATTGTATCTGTTGCTCAACGGGTTTGGACTGGAATAACTGGCTTAGCCACTGCCGCACAAATGGGATTGAATGCGGCAATGACTGCAAACCCAATAGGTGTAATAATTCTTGCTATTGTAGCACTTATTGCCGTGGTGGCTACCATAATTAATTACTGGGACAGTTGGGGTGCGGCAATGAGTTTATTATTGGGACCAATTGGAATTGTCATCGGAGCGTTCAAATCAATTTACGACCATTGGGAAAGTATTAAAACCGCTTTTAAAACGGATGGAATTATTGGGGGCTTAAAACGTATTGGAATGGTTATTATAGATGCTATATTGAAACCAATGCAACAATTATTTGAAATGGTTGGTTTGGACTCTTTGGCCAAAAAAATTGAGAAATTTAGAAACGATAACAAATTAGTTACCAAAGGCGAAAAAGAACAAAATGCAAAAGAGGCGCTTGAAGCAAAAGCAGATCAAAAGCAAACCGCGACCAAAAAATCAAAAGTAGTTTTAGATTCAAAAACCGAAACACCCGGCACAATATCTTTAAAAAATTTAGGGCAAACCACTACCGATAAAAATACTAAAAACGCGGGAGTAACTGCAACTGATGGCAATAACGTAAGTAAGTCAATAGTTCAAAACTTAACAGTTAATAATCATTTTGGGGTAAACGGTTCAATGGATATACGAAAAATAGCCGATGAAGTAACCGGGTTAATAATTGATCGTCTTCGTGACGGAGTGATACAAATAGGATAAAATGGCAGATTCAAGATACAACCTTTCGCAATTATTTCAAGCCGCTTTTGGGATTAACGCTCCCGTATTTATTACGGAGCCTTTATCAAAAGAGCAAAAGGAAACCTTTGATTACAAAGGGATCGAAATTATAAAAGATTACCATAAATCGGAAGCAACCAGCTGGATGGGTACGCCTATAATTGGGCTTCTAAAATTTAAAGGCGGAACGTATAAACAATATAACTCGAATGGAGTTTTAGACGATAAACAAATGCCGGACTTTACATTGCCACCTGCAACCTTGTTTTCATTTCGTAGAGCAAAAAATATTACAAAAACAAATCTTTTAGGAAGCAACGGTACCGTTAGAGAAATATTTGGATTTGATGATTGGATAATTGATGTTAAAGGAATGGCGATAGATACGCCCGAAATGAGTGCGACTGACCAAATTAAAACTTTGGGAGAATGGGAAAATTTAGCGGCATCAATTGAAATAAGTGGGAGCCTGTTTACTAACAAAAATATTCACGCCATTACAATTGATGACTATAAAGAAGAAAGCGTACAGGGTTCTCCAGGTATTATTCCTTTCTCAATGTCTTTAAGTTCGGATGAGTCTATTGTTTTGATTTTGCCAGACACAAATAAGAAGGTATGACCCTAGCGATGAATTGTAAAATAGTCTTTTCGGAAAATGAAAGGCGACCAGCAATTACTTTAACCCAAGTTACTGAAATAGTCGTTGAAAGCTCGTGGAAGCTTTTAACGGATACAGCTGAAATAGTGATTCCACGTAAAGTAAAGTTCTTTGATAAAAACAGTGTACGTAATACTTTTCGCCGGGGCGATTATGTAACGATTGCTTTTGGCTATAATGGCAATAATGTCGAGGAGTTCCGAGGCTATATAACAGAAGTTTCTGCAGATATTCCGATTAGAATAAAACTGCAGGACGAAATGTGGAAGCTCAAACAAATTCCTGTAAACTTTAGTAGTCCAAATATTAGCCTCAAAGAGTTGCTTTCCAATATTGCACCAGGTTATAAAATTGATGCTTTGGAAGGTGTTCAAATAGGAAGTGTTCGCTTTCCTAAAACTACGGTTGCCGAAGTTTTAGAAAAATTGCAACAAGAGCCGTGGAAATTGAATACTTACTTTAAAACGGTCAACGGCTCTCCGGTTCTTGTGTGTGGTAAGTATTATTCCGATGACAGCGATGAGGCAAAAGTGAACTTTGACTTAGAGCGAAACTGTGTAAGCAGCTCTCTGAATTACGTCCGTAAAGACGATATTCAAATATTAATCAAAGGAGTTTCAACTTTATCGAATGGGACAAAAATTGAAGTGGAGTTTGGAGATAAAGACGGGCAAACAAGACAGCTCACTCATTATAATAAAACAAAAAGTGAACTCGAAGTTTTGGTAAAACTGGACTTCGAAAAAAGTAAGCAAGACCGGTTCGATGGGTCATTTACTGCTTTTGGAATTCCATCAGTAAAGCACGGACAAAAAGCGGATTTAACAAGTTCCTTATATGATGATAGGAACGGACTTTATTATATCGAAGGAGTTGCAAAAACATTTAACCGGGAGGGAATTCGTCAGGTTATAAAATTAGATCAAAAAACAAGTTGAAACGAGGAGATAACATAACGGAGCTTGGCGCGGTTCTCAACGAGAGAACTAAAAAACTGATTGATGTTCAAACGCATTGGTGCAATGTGAAATCAGTTGACTGGGACAAAAAAACAATGGTTGCAACCGGCTTAGTTGACGATTTGGATTTTTTCGATGTTAACCTCGGAATTGGTTCAATTTATAAAAAGCCAAAAGTTAAAACAAAATGCCTTATAGGTATCATTAACAATAATATTGCCGATGCCTTTTTGATTGAATGCGATGAGATTGAAATATTAGAAATAATTGATGAAACGGGGTTTAAAATAGTTTTAAAGGACGGCCTACTAACTTTTAATGGGGATCAATTTGGCGGTTTGGTAAATGCAAAAGAGTTGAAATTACAGGTTGATAAAAACACGCTAATAATTCAAAAAATGCAAGAAGTTTTTACGACTTGGACTCCAGTACCCCAAGATGGGGGTTCTGCATTAAAAAGTTTGGTTAGCCTGTTTACAAATTTGCAAAGAGCCGATTTATCAAATATTGAAAATGAAAAAATTAAACACGGATAATGATACTTGCTAAGGACATATTATTGGATGACACAGATGATATAGCTATCATTAACGGCGATTTTTTCATTGACGAAAGCACTCTGCAAGAGGTTGGAATCATTTTAAGATTAAACTCTGGAGAGTTAAAGAGCGATCCCGTTTTAGCTCCTAATTTGATACAGCTTGTAAAGGCTGAGGCGAACGATCAAGAGTTTGAGGAGCGGGTTAGATTGTTTTTAAAACGTGATAATAAAAATTATGATGATATTAAAAAGTTAATCAATATAAAAAATAGATAATGGGCGAACTACTTAATGAAATTATTTTGCTTTCGGCTACAGGCGGAATCGGCGGTTTTTGCGGTTGGTTTTTTACAAGAAAAAAGCTTAATGCGGAAGCAACGGGTAGTGAAATAGATAACGGTTCTAAAGTAGTAGAGCTTTATAAAAATGCTTTGGACGACTTGAGTGTTCGGTACGAACAAAAGTACCAGGATATTGAAAACCGATGCAAAAACATAGAAAGGCTTTTTGATAGTAAAGAAAAACTACTGCAACAGGAGTTAGAGTTATTAAAAAAGCAAGTCGTTCTCTACAAGAAAATGTATGATGACAAAGTAAGAGAATTTAACAAATATAAAAAGGAGCATCCGTGATAACTGTATTATCTAATCAATCAGTTTTAGACATTGCCATTCAAGAAGATGGGAACGTTTTAGCCGCTTTCGAGTGGGCTATCGCCAATGGCATCTCTATCACTGAAGAATTAGAGCCAGGACAAAAACTCACCTCTCAAGTTTCGGTGTTTAGAAATGATGATGTAGCCCGTTATTTTGGAGGAAAAAAACAAATGATTGCTACAGCAATGATTAACGAAAGCGAAATCAATCCGCCAGTAGGCATAGGCTCAATGATTATAGAAACAAACTTTATAGTACAATAATGGCACGAACAATAGAAGAAATACAAGGAGCGATGCTTTCGCAAATAGCAACCGACCCAAACTTATCGGCGATGAATTCCACGAGTAAGGTGGCATTGTACAGGCTGTTTACATTTGTGGTCGCCTTTTCTATTTGGGCACTCGAAAAGATTTTCGACCAGCACACAATAGACATCGACACCCGAATTTCCGAACAAAAGTCCGGCACAAAAAACTGGTATAAAAACAAGGCTTTGGACTTTCAATACGGCTTTTACTTGATGACCGATAGCGACGTGTACGACAATACTTTAGCCACTGATGAACAAATTGAAGCTTCAAAGATTGTCAAATATTGCTCGGTTAAAGAATCTCAGGAATCAAACCGATTAATTGTAAAAATAGCCAGTGAGGTAAATGAGGTCCTGGAACCGTTGACTGATGACCAACTGGATAGCTTTACGGCGTATATCGAGGAGATTAAGTATGCGGGTGTAAAAGTTAAAGTGGTAAACAATCCTGCCGATAAATTGATTTTGGATTTAGTTGTTTTCCGTGACCCATTGGTTTTGAGCGATACTGGAATGAGTATTCGGAATCCCAGCCAACCGATTGAAGACAGAATTAAGGCTTATATGAAAGAGCTTCCTTTTAATGGAGAGTTGGTTTTAAACGATATGATCGAGCAATTGCGTAAAGTGCCAGGCGTGGTAAACGTGCATATTCAGAGTGCGAGCTCAAGCCACTTTGATGTGGGTGGTTATACTGACTTTACCACATTCAATATTGCACGAATTCCAGAAGCGGGTTATTTTAAAATTGAAAACTTCGACACAATAGCTTATGTGGTATAGTGTAGATTGGAATAGGCTGGTATTGTTGCTTTTGCCAACATTTTTGCGAAAGCCAAAGACTGTGGCTTTTTTGCAAGCCTTGGTCGCGCCAATTTCGCAACTGCATTATCAGTGGACTTTGCTACGGTTTGATCACTATTACAAACTCTATCATAACGGTCAAGTTTGTAAACTTCGAAAATTATTGAATGATGAATTGGACCCGGCTTTGCGACGGATTTACATAACCGACGGCAACTCGTTTCCTAGAAAATACATTTATACCAGGGCAGAAAATAAGCCTGTGTTTATTGGTACAATGTTTATTTATCAAAATGACGAATATACAAACACGGGTGCGGATTTTACGGTATTTGTGCCTGCCGAAATTGTAAACACAAAAATACACGAGCTACGCGCTCTAATTGAATTTTACAAATTAGCGTCAAAACGCTACAAAATACAAGCTATATGAATACTTTAAACTTTAATCAATCGGTCGGTTTTCCTTTGGAAACGGACATACTGGACAGCATGCAAACGGCTTACTCCATCTTCAACGCACTTGGAGCTATTGCAGGCGAAAAGTCCATTATTTTAGGCTGCAACACCATTGGAGTGAATGTGTCTGACGGTGTTATTTATTTAAATGGCGAAGTTTTAAGGTTCGTGGGCGGATTTGCACAAGAAACAATTATCATTCAGGAAAATATTACTTCGCTCGAATTCGAAGACGGAAATTCAAACGAAGTAATTAAAGAGCGTTTCGCCACTTTTGGAACTGGAACGACCTCATACCCGTGGGCTGATTTCAAACGTGGAATGCCAACTATTGAAATTGTGGCCGCTTTACTTTTAAAAGCCGACAAATCGGTTGTAGATGCTTTGCTTACTTTGGTAGGAACAATGAACACAAAGCTTGGCGGCATTCAAGATGGTGCTCAAGTAAATGTTAAGGCGAATTGGGCAGAAGCCAACCCAACGAGCCCAGCCTTTATCCAAAACAAACCTACTGTGGTGACTATTTTGCGTCAAGGGGTTGCTGTTCTTGGCGATGTCTCTACAACAGATCAAATTAAGACCGTGACTTTTCCGACCGTTGGCACAAACAATTATATGGTAATCGGCACTATGATTTCAAATTCAAGCAGCTTCGACACGGATAACGATGTTATTTGGGTAATTCGTGAAAAGGCAAACAATTCTTTTAAAATAGGCCTTAGAGAAGTTTCTGGTCCTATACAAAATTTATCTTTTGAATACATTTTAATTCCACTGGCATAATGGCTACAAATTTAAACACGATAAAAAACTGGTTTAAAACCGGTTTAAAACCTACACAGGCTCAATTTTGGGCGTGGATGGACTCATACTGGCACAAGGACCAAACGATACCGACAAATAAGATTGACTGATTGGAAAACGCTTTAAATGGAAAGGCATCGACAGATCAACTCGCAAACAAAGTTGACAAGGTTGAAGGTAAAAGTTTGCTTTCAGATACTGAGATTGAACGATTATTAACGCTTGAAAATCAAGATTTATCTTTGAAAGCTGATTTAGTCGACGGTCAAGTTCCTGTATCACAACTACCAAGCTACGTTGATGATGTTTTGAACGGTCAGTTTATTGACTCAATTACATTTATTAATGTACCAACGGGTTTGCCATATGCTTTAGAAGAAGGCAAAATATACGTGG